ATGTGGATATCTTTAAATTCAGACGCTTCTAATCCAAGAAAAGTATTTGGTCCTATTTCATCTACAGACGGACTTTATGTTGAAGGAGGGTTTTTAACATTAGTTATTGGCAAAAAGTTTGAATCACACTTTGTAGGTGAATGGTTTAGGCCAATGCTTATTCATATTCGTTATGTAAGTGACAATATGAGCGTTTTATTAAACGGAGAAGAAATTATAAATATTTCTTTGTCACAAAGCGAACTATCTTTTCCTTCAGAATATGACAATCTAGACAAAAGTCAGGACTGGCTAGGATTTTATACTTACAGCGATATTCATCCATTCAGCATTGATTCTTTTGCAATTTATTCATACGCAGTTCCAACTGAGGTTGCCAAGAGAAGATTTGTCTGGGGACAAGGAATTACTCCACCAGAATTAGAGAATGCATCTTTAAATGCTACTACTGCATACGCAGACTATGGTTTTTCAAACTATGCTGTTAATTATAATTATCCAAACTTTGCAAATTGGAGACAGGGATTTTATAGTAATGTAGTTACAAATAGAAATTCTCTAGAATTGCCACAATATACATTGCCAAACATTTATACAGGATCTAAAAGCATACAAACTTGGTATGACGATCTTCAAGCATATCAAATTGCAAATACAACAAAGGCATTTTCATTTAGGCCTAACGGTTCCTGGACAGATCCATGCTATTTTTACTTTCCTAAAATAAGAGTTTTAGACGAATTGGTTGAATCTATCTATGGTGTATTTGCAACTGTTAATACAAATAATGGTCAGCCACTTTTTAAAATTATTAACAATCAGAGTCAAGACTATCTATCTGTAACAGTAGAAGGCACTTATATTAATTATACTGTTGTAATCAATGGAGTAACGACTATATTAAAGTCTAATAATTCTATCAGCACCAATAGCCCATTTGTTGCTGGCATCAATTTAAATAGTTTGTCTTTGCAGGATGTTGATAGTATAAATAAAATATTTGAAAATCAAGAAAGTGTTTCTGTTTATGTAGGTGGAGACGGAACTAGTACATTTTCTGGATTAATATACAAGATTGGCTTTGATGCTAACTATAATAATAGAAAAGTTAAAAATAAGTATGATAGTGATGGCTTTGCTATTTATAATGAAAATGTTTCAATGATGACTCATACTGCTAACTATACTCTTATTCCTTTAGAAAAGTATGGAACATTTTTTGCAGATATTGCTATTGCAGGTTATTGGGAAGACTACATTCCATTGTCATATTTTGCAAAGTATGTAAAAGACTATGATGACAACTCTCAATATGATTTAGACATACTTCAGTTTAATGTAGACTACCCAGAGCCTTTAGAAACAAATGCTATTGAGTCAGTTAGTTCTTGGCAATACCAAGATTTATTCAATGAGTTCAACAGCCCAGACATTCTTTCTTATGAAGATTTAGCGAATACATTTTTTACAACATGGGAAGACTATGAAGATATGTCTCAGGCATCTGTTAAGTATTATTATTATAATACAACAGCAGCAAATGTTAGAACCTACATATCTTTTCAACAAATTACTGATGGGGCAAACAAAAATTTAGTTGATTTTATTAATACGGATGTTGCAAGATCAAAGGGCGTTGTTGATACTGAACTAGTTAGTCTAGACTGGGAAGATACTGCTTTTGAAGTTGTTGATGGAACAATTATTTATCCACCAGTTAAATATAAGGACAATACATTAGTTAACTTTAATGATCTTGGAGTTGTTTCTCACGTAGAGTTTAAGGTTGATGGAATTTTGCATAATCCAGTCAGACTAAGAAATCTTGAACTTGCATCACAAGTTTATGAAAGAACCAAGTTTACAGAAGTTGGAACAAAGTACGGAGTTCCAATTTATCCATACCATAAAACTGGAATATACTATGACTTTAAAGGAAAAAATCCAGTAGAGATATATAAAGATTCAACTCCGCACCTATTCTTAACACGACACAGCGGCTGGAGAATGCGTGGAGAATTCTCCGTAAACCTTGATCGTGGAATCGCTATACCAGTCAATATTGAAAATGCTTTGGACACTAAGGTCAGTTCTTTGCAATTATGGCTAAAGTATTCTGAAAGAGAAATGCCAAATGTAGAGATGAGAATATTCTCAATTGTTTATAAAAATGGTACATATGATTTCTACTTAACTGGAGACAGCAGCACTCAAAGAGGATTTATTTATGCAAAAGATAGAGATACAGATGCAATAGTTCAGGGGCTTGAATATCACATAAATGGACAGTTTGTTGATACTCCATATCTAGTTAATGAAGAGTGGCATTGTTTGGGAATAGCATTTCCAGAACTTATTGATTTTAATGCTTTTAGCGGAAGAATAACATTGAATGGACCGCTAACATATAATAATGTGTCTTACTCAGTAGCAACAAATCTAGAACAGGATCAAAGAGTATCCTATAGATCATGGGGAACAGTTTTCTCAACAGGAACGTGGGATTACTGGAAAACATGGGGCACATGGTCTGAAACTAAAATAATCTCTACTAACAATGTTTATTCTATTGATCCATCTGATATTTTTGCTAGATATGTTGGTACTAATAGAATCATTGTTGATGATGCAACAAATGGAATTTTGGTTGATCCAGAAAAAATTAAGGTATATGGAGACGTTGGATGGTCAACATCTGTTAAGACAGCCGTATAATCTGGTATACTAATAGTTATGGATTCATTAATAAACCCAAAAACTGGTAAGCCTATTGTAGGAAATGTTCGTCGTCAGGTCATTGACAAGCACTATGACTGGGGTCTTTATGTATATAAAAGAGCAAACGGAACTTGGTTTACTGATGGTAGTGGTAATGTTTTAAATATTCCTTCTAATAAAAATGATATAACCCAGATTAATAAGTTAAAGCAAGCAGCAATGCATTATGGAGATCCAGGAGATGGAAAGGCTGTATTTGTTCCAGGGCTAAACAGAGTAACAGATGAAGAGTATTCAGAGCAAGTAGAACGATTGCAACAGGGATTAATTCCCTCAATGAATGACTTAGGTGCTTGGAAGGCTGCTCAGGATACAGTTGATAAGTATGGAAGGGGTGCTTTAGATGAGTGATGATGATTTTGAGTTTCAGTATGTAGGTGCTTCTCTAAACACACAAGAAGAAAAAGAGAATCCATTTAAAAAAAGTGATCCATTTAATCAAGACTGGTCAACACTAAAAGAACTCAGCGGTTTAGAACAAAATTTTAAAAGAAGAACTGCAAGAAATGTTACGAAGGCAGTAGATACATATAGTTCTGCAACAATGACACAATCACCAGATCCAACAGATGCATATCTTGCATCTGCTCGTGCAAGCCAAACTGGAGATGAAGCAGGATCTAAAACAATTAATCCTGGATTAGTTTACAGGAATGGCTATGGAATTTTTGATGTAATTACTCCTCCGTATAACCTATATGAATTGGCTAATTTTTACGATACATCATTTGCCAACCATGCTGCAATTGATGCCAAAGTAGAAAACGTTGTGGGTCTTGGCTATCATTTTGAAATGAATGCACAAACAATGATGAAGTTGTCGTCTTCAACTGATGAAGCAGCAACAGAACGTGCACGTAAAAGAATTGAAAGATTAAAGATTGATGCTAAAGATTGGCTTGAAGGATTAAATACTGATGATAGTTTTACAACTATTATGGAAAAAGTTTATACAGATGTTCAAGCAACTGGAAACGGTTATTTAGAAGTTGGTCGCAAGGTCAATGGAGAAATTGGATATATTGGCCATGTTCCTTCTACAACTATGCGTGTTCGTCGTTTGCGTGATGGCTTCGTACAGATCATTGGTCCACGTCTAGTTTATTTCCGTAACTTTGGGGCAAAGAACCAGAATCCATTAACAGGAGATAATCGTCCAAATGAAATTATTCACTTTAAAGAATACTCACCGCTAAACACCTATTACGGTGTTCCAGATATTATTGCAGCCTTACCATCACTTATTGGTGATCAACTTGCTTCACAATACAATATTGATTATTTTGAAAACAAAGCGGTACCAAGATATATTATTACACTGAAGGGCGCAAAACTATCACCAGATGCAGAAGATAAGATGTTCCGTTTCTTGCAAACTGGCTTAAAGTCTCAGTCACATAGAACTCTTTATATCCCACTTCCTGGAGATTCAGATAATTCTAAGGTTGAATTTAAGATGGAACCAATTGAGAATAGCGTTCAAGAAGGATCATTTGAAAAGTATCGCAAACAAAATCGTGATGATATTTTGATTGCTCATCAAGTTCCTATTTCTAAACTTGGAGGAGCAGATTCTGGTATTGCTGCAGCATTGTCTCAAGACCGTACATTTAAAGAACAGGTTGCTCGTCCAGAACAGCAAAAAATACAAAAATTTATTAGTAAGATTATTTCTGAGTTTACGGATATTATTGAACTTAAGTTTAACGAACTTACTCTTACAGATGAAATTGCACAGTCTCAAATCCTTGAACGCTATGTAAAGAACCAAATCATGCTTCCAAACGAGGCTCGTGATATTTTGGATCTTCCACAGGTAGCGCATGGAGATAAACCTCTTGAACTTACTGCTAGAGCAGCAGCAGATGCCAATGCAAATAGCGATAAAAACAGAGCAAGAGATGCAGAAAGAACAAACAACTCATCCGATTCTACTGCAACTGTTGCTGGAAGAAATCCAAAGGGTGAAGGCAGATCTTCTCAATAAGTGAGATGACTGATAAAATCTTTGGTATAATAGGAGAGATATGAATATCAATAAAGCACATTGGTCAACTGAAGGAACAAACGTTCGCCTCTCAATGCCTTTTGCAAAGGTAGACGAAGAGCGCAGAACTGTTTCTGGCTTTGCAACTCTAGATAACTTAGATAAGCAAGATGACATTGTTACACAAGAAGCAAGCGTTGCTGCATTTGAAAAGTTCAAGGGTAATATCCGTGAAATGCACCAGCCTTTAGCAGTAGGAAAGTTAGTATCATTTAAACAAGATCGCTACTTTGATCCTAATACAAAGAAGTTTTATAATGGAGTTTTTGTATCTGCATATATTTCAAAGGGCGCACAAGATACATGGGAAAAGGTTCTTGATGGAACTCTTTCAAGTTTTTCAATTGGCGGAAATATCCACAAGTGGGATGACGCAATTGATGAGACAACACAGAAGGCTATTCGTATAATTAAAGATTATGATCTTTTTGAATTGTCACTAGTTGATTCACCAGCAAATCAACTTGCTAATATTTTATCAGTACAAAAAAATGCAGATGGTCAAACAACTGTTACTGGATCTTCTTCAGAAGTTGCACTTGAAAATGTATTTTGGGATTCAGAAAACAGCATTGTTTTGACATCTGAAAATGAATCAGAGATTAGCCCAATCAGTGGTAATCAAATGAAAAACATAGGTTTCGTTGAGAAAAGCGATAATGAAAAAGCAGAAATGATAAAATTCTTAGTTGATAGTGCTAAAGGCATTAAGACAATTAAGATGACAAAGGAGGTAAATCCAATGACAGAAGAGACACAAGTAGAGGTTGTTGCTGAAGAAACTACACCAGTGGTTGAAGAAGCACCAGTTCTTACAGAAGAATCAAATGTTGAGATTGCTCCAGAGGCTCCAACAGAGGCTCCAGCAGATGCTGCACAAGAAGCAGTTGTTGAAGAGTCTGTCAATCCTGAAGAAGTTGTTCCAGCAGTGGAAGCAACAGAAACAGAAAAGAGTGTTAGTGTTGATAACGAAGAGGCTATCGTCAAAGCCGTTTCAGATATCAAGGACTCTCTTAATAATGCCTTTGGCGATCTAGCAGCAACAGTAAAGTCCATCAGTGACACAGTTGCTGAGTTAAGCAAATCACTTGCAAACGTTACAGACAAAGTTGCGGAAGTAACTAAGGAAGTTTCAGATGTAAAGGGTGGTGTTAACGAGTTTGGCAAGCGAGTAGATGCAGTTGAGGCTGATACCGCTTTCCGCAAGTCTGGCGATCTTGGCGAGATCGTGCAGGAGTTCCCAGAAATGAGAACTCACAAATCCCTATGGGGCGGTCGTTTCCTCAAAAATACCGACCTATTTAACTAAAAAAAATATATAAAAATCACTAGGAGGTGAAATATATGTCAGAACAAAATACAGAGATCGTAAAGAACTATCCGTCTTCAACTGCACCAGCAGGAGCATTTAACTCCGAAGGTACATTTGCGTCAGGTGGTATCGGATCAGTATCTTCACCAGCAGGTGGAGTACTTGGTAACACAGCCACAGCAAACATGGGTGTTACTACTGGAGCAAACGCCGTTAACCCAACTGGTTCACTAGGAGGAATCCTATTGCCAGAGCAGGCTCGTCGTTTCATTGACTACGTGTGGGATGCAACAGTTCTCGCCCAAGACGGTCGTAAGGTTACTATGAGAGCCAACACGATTGAACTTGAGAAGGTCAACGTTGGTGAGCGTGTAATTCGTGCTGCAGCACAAGGCTCAAACGATTACACAAACGCTGGTGCTACATTTACTAAGGTGGAACTAACAACCAAGAAGATTCGTCTAGATTGGGAAGTTTCAACTGAAGCACTTGAAGACAATATTGAAGGAGGTGCTCTTGAGGACCACATCGTACGTTTGATGACAAATGCATTCGCAAATGACATTGAAGATCTAGCGATCAACGGTGATGGTGCAACAGGCAACTTCCTTTCAATCATGAACGGTTTCGTAAACCGCACAAAGACTGCTGGTTCTGGAGCACACGAGTCAATCGTGACTGTTACAAATAACCAGTGGACAACTGATGTAATGCAGAACGTTATCCTAGCAATGCCACGTAAGTATCGTGCTCTCAAGTCTAACTTGAAGTTCTATGCTGGTACAGACGCATTCCAGGGTATCATCAAGCACAACGGTACACTTGCTGACGCAGTAGCAGAAGCATTTGCATACCGTCCATCTGGTACTCCTTCAAACCGTCAGAACTATCTAGACGGTCAGGGACAGACATTCGGTGGAGCACGTACTACTCGTGTTCTAGGAATTGATGTTCAGGAAGTTCCTTACTACCCTGCAGGATATGTTGATCTAACATTCCCACAGAACCGTGTATGGGGTTTCCAGAGAGACATCACTGTTAACCGTGAGTACAAGCCAAAGAAGGACACAATTGAATACACAGTATTCGTCCGATTCGGCGTACAATGGGAAGAACTTGATGCAGTTGCTTACGCAGATGCAGCAGCAGAATCCTAAAAAATAGTTCTTAAATGAACCTGATTGGGGGGGCGGTTTATCCGCCCCTCCTTTCCACATTAAAGGAGAAATATGTCATACTCAAGCACTGATCCAAACCAAAGTTTTAATGCAGATGGTGCATTAGCAATTGGAAATGTTGGTGGAGTTATTATTATGGGATCACAAGGATTAATCACCCAACAAAATGCTTTAGGTCATATTGATGGAGATGTAATTTTTGGGGATACAACAGGACCAAATGCAGTTAATCCATCAGGAACATCATCAGGTGGAAAAAATCCACAACAAAATAATTTTATTAGTTATAGAAGATAAGCATTCTGGTATAATAAACACAGGAGGTTTCAATGCCAAAAGAAAAATTAGTTACTGAAAAACCAGTAAAAAAGACAAATGATAAAGTAGCAATTCATTCAGAAAAGAACTTGTTTTGGAATGAGGTTGGATCTTTGACAATTGGTTATAATATTGTTTCGGCAGAAAACTCAGAGAGATGGCTTCAGCATAAATCAGTACGCCTGGCAACCCCAGAGGAAGTGGCGAAAGCCTACGGTAAATAAATATGATAATTAAAAGACAACCACCATACCCAATTAGCATTGTTTATGATGTGCCATCACCAAATACAAGTTATCGCTTTACAATTGAAAATGATAAAGGCACTATTGCAAAAGATGTACTTATAACTTCAAGTGGAAGTTCTAAGGTCACTTACGTTTTAACTGGAGATTTTATTGCATACGATCATGACTATTCTGTTAACATTTATACAACAACAGGAACTGAAAAATATGCGGTTGTTCAAGATACCTTAAGTGTTATTAGACCATATGTAGATGTAACAAAACTAGTATCAACTGCATCAGAAATAGCAAAATATGAAGAAGATGAATTGCTTGCAAGAACAATTATAAATTCAGTAGTTGGTCCAGAAGGATTTATGTTTGAAAAAAATATACTAGAGGTTGTTGGACAAGGAACAGATTATTTACCATTATGGGATCGTGGATATAGAGTTCTAGGTGTATATGAAAATTCAGAACTTGTATATGATTTATCTTTAGAGGAGCCAGCCATTAAAGGATATACATATGGAATAACAGTGGATGGATCAGCCATATACAAAAATGCAGCAGATCTTGGCGATTATAATCGTGCTGAGAAAAAACCACTCAAATATAGAGGCTCTGTTTCAGATTCATTTAATGCCTATAGCGCTTTAGATACTCCAACATTTAGTGCAACAAACACTGGCGTTATGTTTCCAGAGGGAGTAGACTACGTAATTGTTTATGAAACAGGATACAAGGTTGTTCCAAATGACATAAGAGATGCAACCCTTAGATTGATGGATGATATTCGTTGCGGTAAATTAGACTATTACAAACGAGCAATTGAGTCTTATCAAACTGATCAATTTACAATTAAATGGGATAAGCGTCACCTTGACGGAACTGGCAACTTACTAGTAGATAAAACCTTGGAAAAATATACAACGACATTACTTAAACCTTGGGTGATTTAATATGCCTACAATGAATTGTGAGTCAACAGATTTATATTTTCCTATGCTTGCAGATTTATATTACCCAATAATTTCACAGGGTAACTATGGTGAAGTTAAAAAAGATTGGGTATATGACAGAACTATTGCAATAAACGTTATGCCATATTCAAAAAAAAATTCAGGAGAGATAAGCCCACAAGTATTTTTACAGTATAAAGATATTCTGGTTGGAAGAGCAAGAACAGATTTAAGAGTAACAGCAAGAGAAGTAAACGAAGCATTAACAAATATATTGTTGACTAATATCAGGAGTGCTGCTGGCCAACTTATATATGAAGAAACTGCAGGACCTAGGAATGGCAAGGGTACAATATATGAATTAGCAGCATATGACCCACATTTTGCCCCTTATGGTGAAATAGATTATTATTCATTTACAATTCGTAGATCAGAAAATCAGGCGGTAAGTTAATGAGAGTCAATATTAACCACCAATCATTTAAGAGAGAGATGTCAAACATCATTGATTACTCAATTGGATTTCTTGATGGAATTGAAGGCGGTAAAAAAGTATTCTTAAAAAATTTAGGAATGGGAACAGTTGAGACATTAAAAAAATACATAGATGCAAATGCTAGAATAAACCAACCAGCACTACAACACATGTATGAATGGTATAGAACAGGAAGTCCAGAGTCAAGACTATTTGATATTGAGTATACAGTTAGGGGTGGAGGAATTTCTTTTAATTCAACATTTAGACAATCTAAATCAGTATCTAAGAATAATGAAGAGCCGTTTTACAATAAAGCAAGAATTATGGAACAAGGAATTCCCATCACAATAAGACCACAAAATTCATCAGTATTGGTTTTTGAAGAAGGTGGAGAAACTATTTTTACAAAAAAAGAAATTAAAATTCAGTATCCTGGAGGACCAGAAGCAAAAGGTTCCTACGAAAAAACATTTGATGAATTTTTTAGATTTTATTTTTCTCAGGCATTCTTAAAGTCTTCAGGCATTCTAGAATATTTAGAAAATCCAAAAGCATATAAGCATAATCTAAATCAGGCTAAAAGGGGTGGCAGATCTTTAGGTCTTAGCGTTGGATATAAATGGATCGTTGATGCAAGGGCAGGTATTGAATAAAATGGGCAAAACAGTAGAAGCATTGCCATATCCACCAAAATGGATTAATAAGTACATATTCAATGAATTATCACAGTATGATGATATTGGAGTTAGTGCTGTTTCTCAGTTAACACCAATATTTGCAACTAGTCCAACTAACACAGAAGAGATATATAAAAATGTTGTTCAGGCTACAGCAATCTCAGAGCCACTGGTTATTATTTATGATAGGCTAATGACATTTAGGCCATCTCCATTTTATCCAC